TTATTAACCAAATGTCATGAATTAAACATAAGTTGCCTAGATAATGAAGTGAGATAGAGGGTATTATGCACAACTTGATATCAAGAAACGAATTATCATCTTGGAGGTGGGACGAAAAACACTCATCAGAAGAAAAGTATGATCAAGTGTCAGATTATTTCCAATGTATTTCAGAGTGTGGCATCATAGATCAAACAGCAAGGAGGTTTTGTAGGCACATTCTTACAGAATAGTAAATTTAATTAAACCACCTATAGGAGTTTACACTGAAGTCCCGGTCCTTAGAGGCCGGGATTGGTCTGCAGACAGTTATCAAAGTGTCCTGGTTCTTTCCTCAGGACTCAGTTTTCATGTATTATAGTTATATCGATAAAACACCATATGACAGTCAACTACGAAGTTAAGTCACAACTAGCTAAACTTCTAGCCACTGAGGACATTGTGGTTGAGAACCGTGAGGTGATGACAGCTCAGTTTGATGTGGAGAATCGTGTTCTAACACTTCCTATGTGGAAACGTGCATCCAATGTTGTCTATGATATGTTGGTAGGGCATGAGGTAGGACATGCACTTTATACTCCAAATGTAGATCCCCCAGGAGATATTCCTCACTCGTTTGTTAATATTATAGAAGATGCTCGTATTGAGAAGTTGATGAAACGTCGTTATCCCGGACTTGCTAAGAGTTTCTTCAAGGGATATAATGAACTTTCCGATCAAGACTTTTTCTGCATTGATGATCAGGATATTGAAAGAATGAACCTGGCTGATCGTATCAATCTGTACTGGAAGATTGGTAACTTTATTGATATTCCTTTTCAGGCAACTGAGATTGCTTTCCGCGATCGTGCTGGTCTGACTGAGACTTTTGGAGAAGTATGTAATCTAGCAAGAGAGATCTACTCCTACTGCAAGGATCAACAATCTCAAACTAAAACTGATACTCATAATCCTGAACCTAAAGGAACTAACAATCAACAGGGTGATAATGTAGAAAACTCTGAAACTCCTGAATCCTCTAGTGATGATATGACTCATGAGGAGATGATTGAAGAAGCAGCTAAACGTGAGTCTGAGAACCAAGAATCAGACACTGGGAATGAAGTAAAACAGGAAAGTGGGGAACCTGAAGCTACCACTGATCGAACATTTGAGGATGGTATCTCTGAACTCAATGGTATGGATCGTGGTATCCAGAACATTTATGTAGAAGTTCCTGATGTAAATCTAGATAACATCATTATCGATCATGTTGAAGTTCAACGTCTTATTGATGAAGATTTTGCACGACAGTTGGTTCCTATGGAACATAAGTGTGAATTCACTGGTGAGGTAAAATATCAAGTTTCTGATTTTACTCGACCTGATGTCGAATATCAGAAGTTCAAGAGAGAATCACAACGTGAGGTGAATTATCTGGTAAAAGAGTTTGAGTGCAAGAAATCTGCAGACGCATATTCTCGTTCATTCGTATCTAAGACTGGTGTTCTTGATTGTACTAAACTCCATACTTACAAGTACAATGAAAACCTATTCCGTAAGATCAATGTCCTTCCTGATGGTCAGAATCATGGTCTGATCTTTGTCCTGGATTGGTCAGGTTCTATGGGTGATTACATTCTAGATACTGTTAAACAGTTAATCAATCTAGTCTGGTTCTGTAACAAGTGTAATATTCCCTTTGAGGTTTACGCATTTACTAACTCTTTTTATTGGAGAAGTGATGATGTAGAAATGGATTCAATGGAATGGGAAAATGGTAAGTTGTTTGTTCATAAGGACTTCAATCTTATCAACTTCCTGTCTAGTCGAACCAAACGTAATAATATGGAGAAGCAGATTCTCAACCTATGGAGAATTGCATACTACTTTAAAACCTGGGGTAAGTATGAAATCCCTCAAGGATTTGGTCTTTCTGGTACTCCATTGAACGAATCTTTGGTGTCTCTCTATAAGATCATTCCTCAGTTTAAGAAAAACAATGACCTTCAAAAAGTTCAGTGTGTGATACTGACTGATGGTGAAGCAAACTATCTTCCTTATTGTAACTATTGGGATTCTGAAAAGTATGGTATAAGAGAAGGTCATTCCAATCTTAGTCGTGGCCACTCTTATCTCCGCAATCGCAGTACTGGCCATACTTATAAGATTGGTGATTATTATTATCAATTTACTGAGACTTTATTGGCTGATATGAAAGAAACTTTTCCTGGAACTAACTTTATCGGAATCAGGATTGCTGCAACTCGCGACGTAAATAGTATGATTAAACGATATGAAGAGTATGATATCGATAAGAAAGTCAAACAGGTTAAGAAGGACAAGTTCTTCTCTATTAACAACTCTGGATATTCTTCCTACTTTATTATGGTTGATCAGGCACTCAACAATGATGTAGATTTTCAAGTTGAGGAAGGTGCATCTAAAGCTAAAATCAGAACAGCCTTCGTTAAGAATTTGAAGGCTAAGTCTCTAAATAAGAAAGTTCTGAGTCAGTTTATGGATCTAGTTTGTTGATCCACTTGGGGAACTGCCCTAAAGGGTCGTCCTGATCCCTTTCTATCCTTTATAATAACTTTGTTGAAACGAACCATCATGTCACTCTCTGTCGAATACGTCACTACCTCACTCAAATCTCTCTACGGTGAAACCATTACCACACCTGACGTTCGTGCCTGGTGTGCTATGAACGATTATAGTTATGTGACTATCTCCAAACGACTCACAGATTATAAAATTGGTCGTGGTAAGTGGAATCTGACTGTCCAGGAACAACTGGAAGAGACTTATGATTCTCCATCAGCACAATCATCTGTTGTTGAAAATCTTATCCCACAGAAAGATAATACTTTTGTCCAGTTTGGTAATTTTAAAGACGTTAAGAAAATTATTTCTTCCTATCTATTCTATCCTACTTTCATTACGGGACTCTCTGGTAATGGTAAGACGGTTAGTGTTGAGCAAGCTTGTGCTCAACTCAAGAGAGAATTAATTCGTGTCAATATCACCATTGAAACCGACGAGGATGATCTTATTGGTGGTTTCCGTCTTATTAATGGCGAAACTGTTTGGCATAATGGTCCAGTCATCGAAGCTCTGGAACGGGGAGCTATACTTCTTCTAGATGAGGTTGACCTAGCATCTAACAAGATTCTATGTCTTCAATCAATCCTTGAGGGTAAAGGTGTTTTTCTTAAGAAAATTGGTAAATTTGTCCAACCCAAGAAAGGATTTAATGTTATTGCAACTGCAAATACTAAAGGTAAAGGCAGCGACGACGGTCGCTTTATTGGAACTAATGTTCTCAATGAAGCTTTCCTTGAAAGATTCCCCGTAACGTTTGAGCAGACCTACCCTACAGTTGCTATTGAGCAGAAGATTCTTGAGGGTGTCGCACTAGATTTGGGTATCGATGATCGTTCGTTCTGTAGGTACCTGTGTGACTGGGCTGACATCATCCGTAAGACATTCTATGATGGTGGTATTGAGGAGGTTATCTCCACCCGTCGTCTAGTCCATATCATTCATGCTTATTCTATCTTCAATGATAAGAACAAAGCACTTCAAGTTTGTATCAATCGTTTTGACGAAGAGACCAAAACATCCTTCATGGAACTTTATGACAAAGTGGATGTGGATTTTTCCATCGAATGCGAAAGTGAAACTGTTGACTTTGTCCAAGTATGCTGATAGAGTATGGTATATCTAACTAAAATAGTATGGCTGAAAATACTTTCGTTGGAGGAGAGGGTACTGATAAAATTACCCTCTCTGACGAGAATCTCTATATGGGAAACTACATTGAGAATCTCGGTGATTTCAGTACCCCAACAACTAAGGGTATGAGGAAGTACAATGAGGATGAAATTATTAAGGAACTCTCTGATTACATCACTTCAACTTACAATCAACATTATTCGTCTGGTAATGATAAAATCCAGACACTCGATCTGATTGAAGCCTGTGGTGATGGTGAGGCGTTCTGTCGTAGTAATATTCTCAAGTACGCATCACGATATGATAAGAAAGGAACATCAAGACGTGACATTATGAAGATCCTGCATTATGCTGTTCTTCTAATGTACTTTAATGACAAGAACAACAAGACCGAAATCTACAATCAATGACTATGAAACTCAGTGAAAATACTGTAAACCTTCTAAAAAACTTTTCTTCTATCAATCAATCAATTCTCTTCAAACAAGGAACTAGATTGCGTTCAATTTCTGTGATGAAGAACATTTTGGTTGAGGCAAACATCAATGAGGAGTTCCCCAAAGACTTTGGTATCTATGATCTGAACCAGTTCCTCAATGGATTGTCACTTCATAACAATCCTGAATTGGATTTTAAAAAGAATGAGTATGTTGTTATCCGTGAAGGTAAGCGACGTTCTAAGTTCTTCTTCGCAGATCCTTCTGTTATTGTTGCACCCCCAGAGAAGGAGATCACTCTTCCTTCTGAAGATGTGTGTTTTGTGATGAAGGCAGAAGACCTTCAACAACTTAAGAAGGCAGCATCTGTCTATCAGGTACCTGACATTTCTGTCATCGGTGAATCTGGTGTTATCAAACTGGTAGCTCGTGATAAAAAGAATGACACCTCAAATGATTTTGAGATTATCGTTGGTGAGACAGACAATGAGTTTGTCTTTAACTTCAAGGAAGAGAACTTGAAGATTATTCCAGGCAACTATGATGTAGTTGTATCTGAAAAACTTTTGTCCCGTTTCGTGAATCAAAATCAAGATGTCACATACTACATCGCACTTGAACCAGACTCAACCTTCGGTTGATATTAAAATGAGGATCGTTGGCAGTGGTCTTGTGATCATTGCCTATTTTATTGTTCTTCATGTAAATGTCGTGGCGGGTGCAGTAACACATTTTGTTGCTGACCTTATATCGGTACCCTACTTTGTGAGGACAAAGTCCTGGGATATAGTGATTATGCTATCATTTTTGTTGATGATTTCATTATCAAAATTATTATGAATATCTTTGTTACTGATTCTAATCCATGGAAGTCTGCTCAAGTTCTTCCTGACAAACATATTGTCAAGATGCCTCTTGAGACCTGTCAAATGTTGGCTATTGTGTGTTCTGACAAATGGGGACATGGATTTGGTACTCTTCCTAAAGTTGATGGTACACCATATACAACTCAGAAAGGTGCTTTCCGTAATCATCCCTGTACCATCTGGGCTAACGAGTTCGTGATGAACTGGCAGTGGCTCTTACAACATGGTTTAGCTCTCTGTGAGGAGTATAAGAACCGATATGATAAGGTTCATACCTGTTACTATACTCTCTTAGTTGCTAAGGAGATTCTCCCCACTGGTGATCCTACAGGAAGGTCTGGTAAGGAGACTACACCCTTTGTGAGAGCAATGCCTGATGAGTTCAAACTAGATACCAGTATCTCAACCTTTGATGCATACAAGATGTACATAGGTTCTAAACCGTGGGTAACTGACAACTACCTTCGTATTCCTGATCGTAAACCTGAATGGGTA